CCATACGTGTATTACTTTCCTTTCATACTTGCAGTGATTGTATGGGCGACCTTACAGTACTCGGGCGGATGGGAAGACCTTGCAGTACTACTAGCATTCTCTATATTTGGATTGCTATGTAAAAAATTCCAGGTGAGCAGGCCAGCACTGCTCATTGGATATCTATTAAGTGACAGGATTTATAGCCTCACTTATCAATTAACAACACTCCACACAGTGAACGACTTGATGACAAGACCGATCTTTATTTGTATAATGATCTGTGTTATACTTTTACTGTATTGGGGATTAACAAAACGGAGTAAACTAGACTATGCTTAAGAAAACAATAATAGCCCTGTTGCTAATGACAACAACAGCGATGGCAGATTACAATTTGATCGTGCCACAAAAACCATCTGGTGGGACATCTGTATGGTCACAGATAGTTGTGCAGGAATGGGAGAAACACTTAGGTGAAAAGATCAACTTGATCTACAAGCCGGGTGCTAGGGATCAACTAGGACCAAACGAGTTCCAAAACAAACTGAGGTTCGATGACAAGACCATATTGGTATCACATGGCGGTAACGGTATATCATATCTTGTTGAGCCCGTGGACTACAACTACATGGATTGGGAATCAATCGGACAGATGAACCTGAACATCATCGTTGGTGCAAGAGACAAAGCAGATACCAAGAACGGACCCATACAGTTTCCATCGGGATCTGGAATGACTCCTGAGATCATGGCAATCGTTATGTTACTCGCAGGACCAGATGGTGACCCAATCAAAACATTCGAAGACAAGATCGTTTGGGTGAAAGGCATGAGAGGGTCAGAGAGAAGACTAGCATTCATCAGAGGTGACTTGAACGCAACCAGGGAGAACCCTGCCGCTTACAAGAAACACGTGATGCCAGTTATCAAGAAGGGTGACGCATACACATGGTTCCACCATGGACTGCTGAATGTCGAAACGGGAAACCACGACAAGGATCCCAACTTCACAGAGCCAACGTTTGAAGCACTGTTTGAATCCACGTATGGTGTCGCACCAAGTGGTGACTTCTACGATGCATACAAACTGGTCAAGAGTTGGAGAGATGCATTACAGAAAGCATTCTGGGTGAACAAGGGCAATCCAAACAGAGCGAAACTTGTTGCCGCCCTGGACAAGATGATCAAAGACCCAGCGTCAATTGCCGCTATCGAGAAGAAAGTGGGACAGTACGAATGGAGAACAGGTGCAGAGGGTGATGCCGCAGTTAGGACACTGAAGTCATTCATTACACCAGGTGCGTTGAAAACACTCACTGACTTTGGAAAGAATCAGTTGGGTTACAATGCTGTGTACAAAGGAGAGCTGACAAAATAATGTACATACTTTTTACAGGGGCACCAGGATCAAAATGGAGTAGTGTTGTCAAGAACATCTACTGGAGTGATAACATAGATCACACAGACTATTCTGAGGCTAGAACTTACTATCACGATGCTGATACCCCTGGCAAAAAACAATTAATGCACACTGGCGCCTATTTCGATCCTGGTATGGAATTTGGTAATCAACGTGATCAATGGGATTTACCTTTTTCTGGCGAAGGAAAAAGGATTATTAAATCTCATTGTTTTGCGTATGAGTTAGATGAGATAAAAAAACATAAACATCCTATTGTCATGGTATATAGGAATGATATAGAATGTTATGATTGGTGGAAACATTGTGGTGAGTTTAATATCACATATCCAAACTATAAATGGTATGAGAATTTAGAAGGTATGTTCTGGCATATTCAAGAACAAAATACAGAGATTATGAGTTTCATTAAAAAGAATTGGTCAAGAGTAACAAGAGTTAAAAACAATTTAGAATTAGCAAAAATATTAGATATAAATTACATGGGTGATTTACACGACTACAAGCAAAAGGATATTCAGGTATATGTCTACAAGTAATTGGGAAGAAGCAAAAGCAAGAAGCAACTATCACTTCAACAAGTGGCACAAGGACACAGACTGTGTGGAACACTTGGGCAAGTTCACGGGTGGGTGGCAGACAGAACTACAAGCAGTGATAGAAGATGGCAAACCTCTCAACTGGTCCAACCGTAGAGAAGGCACAGGCAGGGAGAATGTCAATGTCGATGTAGAAGCAGAAGAGAATGATCTTAAGACAGCAGGCGCAGATCCCAAGATGACCATATACAGAGGACTGGCAGACTTCACCAAGTGCCCAACACTACAAAGAATGACAGACTTCTTTGCTATGGAATCTACAAAATCTAAACTGCACATACAGTTCACAGGAGAGGTACTGAACATGCACATAGACAAACTGTATGATCTAGACGCTGACCCAAACAATGTTGTTCGTATCATGGTGATGTTGCAAGACTGGGAACCGGGGCAATTCATAATGTATGGTAACGAACAGTTCGACAGATGGCGGACAGGTGACATACACAAGTTTGACTGGCAGAACCTACCACACTCAACAGCCAACTCCAGCAACCGGCCAAGGCCCATGTTGGTAATCACAGGTGTGATGTCTGACAAGACCAGAGACATACTATCGAAGCCAATCAAGAAAAAGATATAGACTTAATCAAACTTTTAATATATATTAAAGTATGAACAAGAAAATATTTGCACAACTGCTAGGATATAGCCAGAACGATCTTGACAAGGTAACACAACCTTACATACTGGAAACGTTTGGTGTTGAAGTGGATCGTTGCGACACACTAGAACAATATGTTGAAGCGATTGATGTTGCCTGTCTACACAAATACTTCTCCAAGTACTGGGAAAATGATATAAAGAAATGGAAGTATTCTGGACTGGCACTGATAGACGAAGTCAACAGCCTGAAACCACGTGCTGTGCTTGATGTTGGTTGTGGATACAATGAATTCAAAGGCAAGATTAACAACCTGATAGGGATTGATCCTTACAACAACAAAGCAGATCTACAAGTCGGCACACTGGAATACAGGACTGATCAAAAATTTGATGTGATCACGTGTTTGGGTTCTATCAACTTTGGTAGCAGGGACAAGATACTTGCAGAGATAGGACGATGTGTGGACCTGTTAGAGGACGGAGGCACAATGTTCTTCAGAGTCAACCCAGGTGTACAACACGACAAATCTGAGGCCAAGTGGATAGAATTCTTTGCGTGGAACGTGCCATTTATCATAGAATTATCAGAGATGTTTAACCTAAAAATACTAGATATACGTGACGATAGCAACCAACGTAAGTACTTCATCTATAGGAAAGTAAGATAAGCATTATTTCTAGTAGACTTTTGCTTTAATTGTGCTACAATAATGAGTAAATACCTACAATGCAAAAACATACAAAAAGTCTATTAGAAGAATTAAGCTCAATGCCCCTACACCGGGACAAGGAAGAGGTAGTGGAGAGCAGAGCTTCTCACGTACTTGAATCAGCTATAAGACTGATCACGTACATCAGAGAGAACTTTGACCAGGAGACTGCATTCAAACTTGAGAAGAAGTTCAATTCAGCGATCAAGAACATGGACGCATCCAAGTTCTCGAAAGGTGTCGCTCGTATCAAAGAGAACCAAGACATCAAGAAAAACGTACTAAAAATCAAAGACGGCGAATACAAAGAGGATTAATCATGTTGATAGAAGACGTCCTTACAGAATTCAAAAGGACTCACCTGGAACACATAGAGGACATCATAATAACTGATGGCCATGTGGGTGGACAGGCAGTGGTGGAATACTTCAGAGGACTACTGCTGACACTGAAAGGCACAAGCTCGGAGGCCATGAGTGTGTCGGTCAAGTGGGACGGAGCACCTGCTGTGGTGTGTGGAACCAATCCAGACAATGGCGAGTTCTTCGTGGGAACCAAGTCAGTGTTTGCACAGGCGGCCAAGATAAACTACACAAAGAAAGACATAGCAAAGAATCACGGCACGGACGAGCTAGGACAGAAACTGTTGAAGTGTCTTGTGCATCTTAAAAAATTGAACATACAAGGTGTGGTGCAAGGTGATTTGCTGTACACAGATGAGGACATCACGAGGAAGAACATAGACGGTAAGCCTCACCTGACTTTCACACCCAATCAAATTACATATGCAGTTCCAGAAGGCGGTGACCTATCCAAACAGATAGACAGGGCCAAGGTGGGAATCATATTCCACACAACATACACAGGAGACTCGTTGGCAAGCATGAACGCACAGGGAGGGGCGGACGTTAGCTCATTTGCTAAAAGCAATGATGTGTTCTTTGACAATGCATCGTACAAGGATGTGTCAGGCAGTGCCAAATTCACAGACGATGAGACGAAACAGTTCTACAACAGCATTGACAAACTGGAAACATTGTTAAGCAGTGTACCAAAAGACCTAGCAAGTGTGCTAGGACAGAACACGGACTTCGTTCCCATGTTTCAGATGTACATTAATGCAATGGTCAAACAGGGTGAACTGCCGAGCAACGTGAATCAATTCCTACAAGGTTTCAAGAAGTTTTACGCAGACAGAATGCAACAACAGATATCAGGACTGAAAGCACAGAAGGCTTTGCAGTTGAGGCAGGACAAGATCAAACAGATGCCGGTATTCCTTAACAGGGCCAAGAAGCCTTTACAGGCCATGCTGACATTTTACAAAGCCGTACAGCAGATGAAGATGTTTGTGTTAAAGAAAATGAATCAGGCCATGGCTATAGGATCATTCTCACAGACAGACAACGGACTAGAGGTAACGGAACCAGAAGGTTTTGTTGCTGTTGACAAGTCAGGTAATGCTGTCAAACTAGTGGATAGATTGGGATTCTCAAGAAGGAACTTGACTGCTGTCAGCAAATTCAAGAAATAGATTTAAAGTCTTATCAATTTCCAAACTTAACTTTTCCTTGTTAAAAAATGTATCATGATTGTGTTTCCTCAATGCTTTCGTGTGCAGGTAGATGTCCTGCCATGGTGCTTCACGTAAACGATCACACACATCTACAATAGTATTGATCCTTGTATCTGGATCCTTATCTAGATCATATGCTTCTTCGAAATAGCTGTTAAAAGTTTTGAAACCCATGTCTCTCAACCGCTGTAGATATAGGTAGTTGCCATGCACTACAAAAACTTGTTGTGCTATGATTGGTTTCCATATCTTCTCTGTCATGAACACCTCGTAGTCGGTGTCATTGGTCTCTGACACTATCGAACAGGCAGTATCATTATATGGCTTTTCAAAAATGTCTTGGTCCATGCCATACCTCGGATAGTCCTGTGCCCATGGTAGTTCATACGCCGCTGGCAACTTTCTAGCTGGCCAATTAGTGTATAAGCTGTTGGACAGTATGTCCTTGCTTGTCAGCTTACTATATAGTTTTGCTCTGTGTTCCCTGGGTTGTTTGTTTAGATACAAAAAGTCATATTTTTTATTTGTATGATCAAAAGTAAACCTGTTGTCCTTGTGCTTGTTATACATGTAGAACCAAAACCAACTGGCATCACCGGTCCATTTGATGTGTTCTAAATCTATTTCCGGATACTGTTTATTACTATTGATATTGTCCAATGATTCCCACGGGTTAGCTTTTATAAAAACGAAACCCTGACTATGCAGTAAATTGCAACGTTTCCTCAGTTCTATATAGAATTCTGTGTTATCTTTTAATCTGTCATTTTGTGCCCCACAATCAATTATGGCAAACTTCCTGTCGTAGATGTCCAGATCATAGTTGTGTAGGGTATAGTACTCACCTTCCAGGTCAAAAGTCTGATCGTCTAAACTATGTAGGTTAATGAACTGTTCTAGCTTGGTGTGATCACCGGTCTTCATCACGTCGGTCAATATAAAATTACGTTGCATATGGCCTATAAATACCCGTATGTTAACACCTTTTTTAAAGTATGTATCTGAGGGCAAGGTAATAAGACGACATAGTGACTTGCAGAGATTCACGTTCCCAGAAGTCACGGAGAGGATATACCTCAGTTTCCTGGCACTGGCACTGATGAGCCAGAACAAGGACACACGACCGTTCGTCAAAGCATACGCAGACCAGACCATGGCCAAGGGCACTTTCGACAACGTGAGGATGATCAACAATGACCTAGCAAACATGCTGGCCATAGTGGCAGGTGATCCAGAGATAACAAAGAAATTGAAGAACAAGGACCAAGCACAGGCCATGAGGCAGAGGCAACCCGTTCCAGTGATGGCCGTGAGGAGATACCTAAGGAGTTGGGAAGAGCATTTCCGTAACCTCACACAGTTGGAGAGGGCACTGAATATAACAGATGCCAACTACAAGAACGTGAGAAGAGCGGTGGCCGACTACAACAACCTGGATGCGAAGACCAAGTCGCAACTGATGGCAAGATTGAAACAGCTTCTGCAATCAAAACTGCCCAACACCGACATACAGAGAAAATTCAAGGAACTGTAACAGTGCCAAACCAAAATAGTTTCTGGGTCTTGTACGGACAACACACCGAACCCACTTACCTGGAAGACGCAGGCAACGGTCAAAGACCACAGAGGGATAACGCATTAAAACACATCAAGCAATGGCGTGTGTGCCTGGACATAGGTAGCAACATAGGACAGTGGACCAGACCCCTGGCCGAGAGATTTGACAGCGTGGTCTGTTTCGAACCCAACCCCAACTTCAGGGAGTGCTTCAGCAAGAACATCACGGAATCAAACGTGACGCTGTGGCCCTATGGGCTGTCAGACCGGGAACACACCGCACAGCAGGACTTCAACTCCACGGTGCTGAAAGAGGGAGAGGGCGACATAGAATGCAGGACGCTTGACAGCTTTGGACTGACCAACCTGGACTTCATCAAGATAGACGTGGACGGTTTCGAGGTACCACTGCTGAACGGTGCCAGGGAGACCCTGAGCAAGAACAACGCAGTGATCAACATAGAGATGAAGAGGGACAAGAGATTGTCCACGGTTGAAAAATGTGAGTCTATACTGAAGGAACTGGGCTACAAATTCATGCAGAGGACCAAAAGTGACGAGGTCTGGGCTAAAAAGTAATATTACAGCATAATTTACCAAAATAACCTATAAATACTTGCAACTTGATCCCTGAGCGGGGTCATAGTCATTATAATCAGAAAAAAGGAGGATTTAAAATGGCAACAGAAAACAACACTACTTTCGTAGCGGCAACAGGATCTTTATTAGGTAAAGAGTTGGAGTTCATTACGATCGATGCAGGTGAGGAATTAGCGAATCACCTATTGAAAAATGAGACAGCAAACGCAATCGAGAACACAGTAAGACAGTACGGTAACATCGTAGGTGCTGGACCATTGTTCGACACGAATGCTTCTAGAACATACATCGTTGAAGGTACAGACATGTTCGTTGGTGCACCAGCATCATCGGGTGGTTCTTTCACATTAACTGAGTCAGGCGCAGACGGTACTTCAGTAGGAACACTACTAGCGGCACTTAAAGCACTTGGAACAGTTGACGGTATCGACTTAAACGATTCGGGTACAACAGCTAAGATCGAGAACTTAGAACTGTAATCCACACAAACAATTAGGAGAATAAAACAATGACAATATCAAGAAATAACTTTACAGCTCTACCTGTTGCGGCAGAGATGGAAGGTGTAGATGTAACATACTTCACAGTTGACTTCATCAACGCAATGAACTCAGAGACAGGTGATCCACAAGCGGATTCAACTGCGGCTGGTTTAGCACTAGTACAAGCGGCTATCATGAACCAAGGAATCAACATCTTGGCCCAAGGTCCGTTAGGAAACTCAAACACAGAATGTACTTACATGGTAAGAACTGACAGTTTGGACACTGCTAGCCACATCACTGCGAATGGTCTTAGAGATGCAATCAGAGCGGTTGACACGGCAGGAAGAGCGGCAAGTGCCACTCCAAGAAACACTGCTGACTTCTCAACTGCGACTGTAACTGTTAAAACTTTAACAATCGCTGTTTAATAGTATAGCATAGGAGATAATACACAATGACAACTAAAGTAAACCCAACTAAACTAAACACCACTGATCACCTTTCAGGTAAGACGATCACGGCTGTCACAGTTGACTTCGTAGTCAACGGTACAGACTTTTCATCTACTGAGATGGGACCACTGGGTGCGGTACAGGCGGCAATAGCGACAATGACGCAAGAGGCAACTCCAATCATCATCACAGCATTAAGAAGTGATGGTTCAAACGCAGGTCAAGTATTTGACATGGTGTTCGAAGGTGAGTTCGGAACTGACACGTACGATGGTTCTAACTCTGAGGCTTTTGCGGCATACCTACAAACTGTAGTAAGACTGTTAACATCAGTTGGTGCAGGTTCAGTGAACCTATCATCAGCGACTGTTGTAGCGGCTACGGCGGCATCATTCTAATCCAATTAGACTGATACACAATTACCAAAGGGCGGGCATTAATTTGTTCGCCCTTTTTTAACGATTAAATAATCACATGCCCTCACACCTACAAGAAGCAATAAAGATAGTAACAAGTCCGGATTCACAACTGAGGGACAAGACGCCTCGCATATACGCCATGCCCAAGGACGAACACATGCCCAAGGGGTTCACGAACCTGAAGAGGATGCGATACCTGGACCATGACGTGTGTGGTGGCAGGAACATCAAGAGATGGTTGTGGAGGGACTACAACCCAGAATTAATCCTACAGCAACCACCGTTCGACCGGTGCGAGGACCAGAGCGAGGTGTTCACGCTGATACGTGACCCAGAGGAGCGTTGGTGGTCAGGGATCAAGGACATGTTCTACTTCATGCCATGGTACGGCTGGTGGGCCAACGACAAGATAATGGAACAGTGGCCACACTTCGGCAGGGGCACACTGAGGTACCATGACATCATGGAACAGGTCAAACCACAACACCTGATCAAGTGTGATGATGGTCTCAATGACAGGATAATAAAATTCGCCAAGGACAACGGCCTGTTGTGCTTCGGCAACATACCACACGAGAAGGCACTGCGACACACCAAACCCGACATAAAGAAACTGGAGGACAAGGGTGTCAAGGAACTGAAGGCCTGGTTGAAGGAGAACCCGGACAGACAGCAACAGCTGGACGACTACCTGGAGCCCGACTGGCAGTACTGGAACAGGGTGGAAGAACAGGATTAACATGTACGAATTCAGAGTCCACACGCTGGTAGACATAACGGACAACGGCAACCTGAGACAGCAGTTCCCATTCAAGACCAACACTGGTGAAGTCATAGACGACCGGCACAGCCTGGCCATGGCACGTGACCAGAACAGCAACTTCGACACCATGATACAGATCCTACAGATGAGGGGTAACGTGACATGGGAGGTACCTCCACAGAAAATAGAACTGCCAACCCTGGGTAACTACAATTTTGGCTCCTACTACGAGGGCCAACACAACACATGGCACTTCCAGTTCTTCACTGAGCAGACGGGGGTGTACGGTGACATCGGTGATCCAACACAGAATCTGGTTGAGGATTTCAACCTCGTGCCCGTGATCACGGATTGTACCAACACCGCCCACATGCCCATACAGACGTTCGTCACACAGGACCTGAAGGGCACTGATGAACAGAAGGTGATAGGTGCACTGGCGGGTGGGGTCATA